AGTCGCGGTTGTCGGGGTCGCGCCGCCAGTCGAGTACTGGAGCGCGACTCGGTTCACCGCCGAGGCCGTGGCCTCGCCGCCGATGAGGTACTCGAGCACGCGGAGCTGGCCGGCGGAGGCCGCCGTGAGGGTGAACTGGTCGGCGGTTGTCGAGAGCGCGACGCCGCTCCGAACGCCGGAGTAGACAGGGTCGAGCGGATCGAGGATGCGGTTCACGAGCTCGTAGAGCGACCAGAACTTTTTGCTTTGCGCCGCAGCTTCTTTGAACCCGCCATTCGGCACCGGCATTGCGGATGCGCGCCGCGCGTGGTTGTAGCGGAGCTCCTGCTTTATTTCCTTTCCGATGGAAAGAATCTGCGCTTCTTTGAGTCCGCGTTTCAGCGTCTTCAAGTAATCCGCCACTTCCGGCAGGTGGAGCTGCGATGGATTTTTTACGAGGGCGAGTGTCGTCATGGGAGTGTTACGGATTGCCCGATGAGCTTCTGCAAGTCGGTTACTTTTTGCGTTGCTTTCGAGGAGATCGTCACCTCCTCTTGGAGGGCGCGTAGGATTTCCGCTTTCGTCATGTCGCTGCCATAGTCGGTGTGGAACTCGCGCGCCTCAATGACGCCGTCCTTGTTGACTTCGGCGACGACCCGGATTTTGTCGGGTTCGGCTATTACGTTTTTGATGGTGATGGTCGTCATGATTAGTCAACGTCAATCTTCCACGTCACCTGCAGGCTGTCGCCGTTCACGACGTTGATCGCCGCGAAGGTTTGGCGGCAAAGGAGAATGCCTGCGGCCGCAGAATCGAGCACGCCAGATTCGGTGACGGCGAAGCTCAACGTAAAGCTATAAGTGAGCACGATTTGCGCGGTGTCGTTCGCGACGTCGGTCGTCACGCGGCTCGTGGTGCCGATTGCGCGCGCGCCGCCGCCGGTGGTGATCTCCGCGCCGAGCGCGGTGTCGCCCGCCGCCGGAGCGACCGCGCCGGTGCCTATGGCGATGTACTCGAAGAAGTTCGCGATGACGCCGTTGATGAGGCCGGCGACCGCCGCCTTGCCCGCGTCCACGACGAGGTTTTCGACGACCATCGAATCAGCCCACGTTCCGAACAGGAGCGGGACTTTCGGATGGTTCGGCGAGAGCCAGCTCCTTTGAATGAGCCGGTTCACCCAGCCCCAGTCGCGGAAAACCGGTTTGAGGTTTCCGTCCTTGTCGCGGAGCTCGTACTTGACGTTCATCTTGAGATGTAGTTTTGCGGTTGGGATCATGATTTTGATTTGGTTATTTGGTAAATGCTGGCTCGACCTTTTATTCGATTGAGATTTCCTCCGGGCGGATGTAGCAGCGGCAGGAGACGTGAAGCGGCGGCGATTCAACGTCGTCGTAGTCAATGGGCAGCTTTGAGGGGTGCTCGGGCGAATCATCCGATCCGGTCACCACATCGCCTTTGTCGAAGAAGTTTTCGTCTATGCTCACGACCTTTCCGTGCATCGGATCGCAGTAGGGGCAGACGCGCTCGTCGGCGGCGGTGTACCATTTCACGGTTTTCACCACGCCGGTTTGCTTCCATGCCTCGTGGGTCGCTTCGTTCGCCACGCGGAAGGTTTCGGTGCGGGCGACCTGTTCGGCGCGGACGTCATCGGAGAACTCGTAGATTTCCGCCACCTTGTCGGCGAGCTCGTCGAGCGAGAGGCCTTCCTTGATGCCTTCCTCGAGTTTCGATTTCAGGAGATCGAGGGTGGTCTCGTTGTAGGAATCGGCCATGAGGCCGATGGCGCGCTCGAGAGCCGCGCGGACTTCGGGGGTGAGAATCTCGAGATCTTGGACGCCGAGAAGGGCTGCGGCTTCCTTGCCTTCGGCCTGCATGAGTCCGGTGAGGATCGGGGTCGAGAGATCGACGAGCGCCGCGATCCATTCTTCTTTATTGAAGAGGTCGGCTGTGTCGACGGCCTTCGCGCTCTTCACCGCGTTGGCGAGGTTCCCGAGGACGGTCGTTTTCTGCTTGGCGTTGAGTTCGCGCACGGCCTCGGCCTGCCGTTTCTCGTAGGGGGTTACGCGGGTCACAAATCCTTTCCAGAGCAATTCGTATTCCGAATCGCTGAGGGCAGTGATGTTTTTCTGCTTGGTCTTCACCTCCTCGATTGTGGCAGCGATGCTTTTGAGCTCGTCCTTGAGGCGGGCGGTGATGGCTTCGGCGACGCCTTTGCGCATCTTGGCGTTCCGCGAGAAGCGGGTGACTGGCCGGCGTTTTCCGTTTTTCTGGGCGGGGCGCGCCATCTCGCGGGGCTTCAACTTGCCGGCGCTGCTGAGAGTAGAAAAAGTGAATGGCCGCGCAACCTCGTCGCCGCGCTCGACGGGCTCGAGGCCGAAGTAGCGTTCGCGGGCTTCGTTCGTGCTCATAACGGGGGCGCTGCCTACGGCGGCCTGCATCTCGGTCACGTTCTGCTCGCGGTTCTCCGGCACGGGATCAACGAAGTCGAGGTAGAGGTCGTCGCCGTAGCGCGGGAGGAGACGCTCGTTGAGGTAGGAAACGATGAGCTCCATCTTCGGCTTGATGGTGCGGAGGGCGAAGACATAGTTGGTCGCCTCGGCGTTGGCGCGGTTCACGTCGTCGGTGATGCCGAGGACGGTGCGGGGGACGCGGAAGCCGGCGAGGATGCGGTCGCGCATTTTATCCATGAGGGTTGCGAAGTCCATGTCCTTTTGCCCCTCGGTCGACGGGCTGAACTTCACGCCCTTGGGAAGGGCGGCGACTTTGTAAGCGTTCTCAACGCCTTTGTAGATGTTTTCAAATTGCTTGCGCAGGTAATCGAGCTGCTCGGGGGTGTAGGCCGATTCGCTCTCGAGGAATCCGCCGAGGCGCGCGCCGTTCAGGAAGAAGCGGCGGTTGAATTCCATCGCGAAATTATCGGCGTCGATCCATTGAATGATCGACTGCACCGTGCCGACGCCCTCGAAGGAATCGTTCGGATCGGGGTCTTTGAAATGAATGATCTGGTGCGGCTCGAATGTGTATATTTTCCCGCTGAGGCGGTACTGGTATTTCTCGATGCGCGTCGGGAAGACATCGCGATTGACGACAACGCGCACGCGCGCGGGATTCATGATATGAATGGCGGTTGGCTTGTCGGTTTCGTTATTGACTCCTTCGAGGTGCCAGTAGGCGTTGCCGACGGATTCGAGGTGGATCGCGGTCGCGTATTTGAGCTCGAAGCCGGTCTGGTAATCATTGACGCCGGAGAGGAGATCGATGAGATCGTGTTCGTAGATTTCCTCATCGTTGCTGTCGGCGCCGGTGCGCATCAGGCGGTACTCCATGTTGCCGATCTCCTCGGCGATGGCCTTGATGCAGGCGTAGGCGACTCCGGCGTAGACGGCGAGCGCTTTGTCCGGCGATATTTTCTTGGTTCTTGCCCAGATGATGAACGGGTCGGAGACGCCGCTCGAAGAAACGTAGGGCGGCGCGGCCTTCTCCTTGCTGATGTAGCCGATGCGTTCGAATATTTTTTCGAGAAAAGTCGGCATGGCAAATGAAAAAGGGCTGGCAACCGAGCCCCTGATGGGACGAAGTTGCCAGCCCTATTGTTATTCAATTCAGGCTGCCCGCCTCAGGCGGGTGGCGTTTTCAATTTTCGCCTCGATTATAGCATGCCCTTTCCGCTCGCACGGTGTGAATAACTCAAATTCCACCCTGAGAAACCGCCGCGAGGAGGCCTCTGGTTCGCTCCACGATTGTCAAGTCCCCCCTGTTTTCGGGCTTTTCGCGCGGTTTTGAGAGCAGGTCATTTCGGGGCAGCGAAGTTCGCCACACGCGATTCTGGCGCGCGTGGCGGCCTTGACGAGTTTGATTTTCGATCGCTGCTCTCGATGGGACTGAATTTTGCCATTTACAAATCCATAAAAAGATGGCGCGGTAAGATAGAGACAGGAGCGATGCTCCTCGATCCGCAAAGTCGCGCGGGTCGTAATGAGTGCGGCGGGCAGCACTTTGAAAATCAAATGACGAAACTCGAAGCCATTCGAGAACTCCGCGAATGTGATCACCGCTTCCTCTCTCCTGAAGGAGTGAAGGAACTCGGCGAGCCGTTCGGGGTCTTTGCGACGATGCTCGCGAGGGACAACCGCTCGGAGTTCAAAGGCCTTACGCTCGACAACGCCAAGGAAGGCGACGTTGCCGAGGGTCTTGGCGCGCACACGCTTGCGGAACTCATCTGCCGCAAGCTCGGCGTCGAATATCCAGGGATGCACGGCATCGGTTCGCAACTCCAAGTGTGTTGCGACGCCGTCGAGCGGCATCTCGCCTCCGAGCAACCATGAAGCTCTACCTCGCAAGCGCTAACTGCGACTGGGGCTTGATCTATCAGAACGAGCAAATCCGAGCGTCATCTTTCCGTGTTGCGTTCGCCCGCGCTGGAGGAGCGGCATGGAAGCGCGCGCGGAAGCGTCCGAGACAAATATCCGTCTCGCTTCGCCTCGTCGGCGCCGAGCGAAAACAAAAAGAGCCGCTATCGTCCTAACGGTCGACGCGCGCTCTTGATACAGTGATCTGATCATACCAAACCGCCCTTCATGCCCGCAAGGGCGGTTTTGGTTTCTGGTTCCTCAATGAATCGTAGTGACGCTTGACGTAAAATTCTTTGTCATGCTTCGGCGAGTGGTGCTTGGCATTCCACTGGTCGGCGAAATTCCCGTGCTGAAACACCAGCTCGACTCCCGATAGATTGAGAGGCGGGACTCTGAATTTGCTTTTCTTTTTGCTTCCTTTCTTTGCCCACGCGATTGCGACCGTGCAGTCGGATGTGATTTTGAGTGGCCGCTCTTTTATATTATCGACCGCCCATTTGATCGCCTCGTACTCGGCGAGACCGCTCCATAGATCGCCGATATTTTCGGCAAACTGAATTAGATTTCCCTCGTTATCGCAAACGGTAAAGTAGGCGTCATGGAATTTGTAATCGGGCGGCTGGGAGAACGCTCCGCCGTCTGCGTGGACGATCCTCATGGCATGGAAATTATCACAAAATAGGGATCGTTTTCAACCCCTCCAAGAAGTCGTCATCGCTGTCGAGCTTGATCTGCTTTACGGCGTGGTCGATCCGCACGGGTTTGCCGTTTTGGAACACCACCTTCGCCTCGCCGAAATTCAATGCCGCGCCAAACCGCATGAGCCGATCCCATTCGGGCGGTATGTCGCGCATCATTCTCGTGCGTGGGTCTTGGCTCATAGGAGTTCAATGATCTCGGGCTTCTCCATGCCCTCGGTGCGGATGCCGAGGACGAGGTAAACGAGGGCGTCGGCGAGGTCGTCGTGATCCTCCACGCCGAAACCGGTGAGCTGGGCGATCAAATCCTCCGCGCCCCTTCTCGGGAAGAGCACCGTGCCGTTCTGGATGAAGGTCGCGGCGGCGCGGAGGCGCGCGCGCTTGTCGGTTCCGACCTTCATCGGCTGGGCGGGGATGCCGTGGCGCTGGGCTTCCTCGACGGCGGCGCGCTGGTAGGCCACGTCCTCAATGAAGAACAGCGGGGCGGCGAGACGCTGCTGCATGGCTTTGTAGGTTGATTTCATCTGCTGGATGGTCTCATGGAATGAAAGACGCTCGTTGATCGGGTTCGGGAGAATGTAGAGTTTCGGGATGCCTTCGAGGTGCGCGGTGATGCCGGAAACCATCGCGGTGAAGTCGGCGGTCTCGGTTTTCGCAATCGCTAGGTCGACGCCGACGCCGGCTTGCAGAATCGGATTCACGCGCTCGCGGGTCGCGGGGTCGTCGTGCGGCTGCGGCATCGCGTCGTAGAACTGGATCCACTCGTCCTTGACCTCTTGGCCTTCGGGCGGGACGACTTTCAAAAGATACTCGCGGAGCCATGCGGTGCGCCCGACCTTCTCCTCCTGCTTTTTCAATGATTCGGGCGTGGGGTATTTTCCGAGCCATGTCACTTTGCCGTCGGCGTCGATCAGCGGGTATTCGCGGTGGAGGAAGATCGGGTCGTTCCGCAATCTCGCCATGAGCGCGTCGGTGTGGAGGATGTTGCCGATGATGATGAGGCGCGCGTTGGTCTCCTCAATGGCGGGGATGATGTCGGAGCGGAGCCAGCGCTCGGTCTTGTCGCGGTACTCTTTTTTCTGCACCTTCTCGAGATCCTCGGGGTCGTCGATGATGACGAGATCGGGGCGTCGCTGGCGGTGGCGGAGGCCTCGGATGCGTTGGCCGCGCGAGCGCGACATGATGCGCACGCCGTTTTTCAAAAGCAGGCCGTGCTTCGTCCACTCGCGCTGCTTTGAAATGCCCTCGCTTACGTCGCCGTAGTCGGCTTTGATGGCCTCGTTGTTTTCGAGCTCATGGCGGATGTTGGCGAGGTTGAGCTCGGCCTGCGCGCGGGTGTCGGAGATCAAAATGATGAATTCGGACTTGTGCTCGAGGCCTGCCCAGAGCGTCAGCGCGAGGGCGTGGGAACTTTTCGCGCTCCCTCGGAACCCGACGACGTTGATGAATTGGATGATCCAGTTTTCTAAAAGCGAGAGGAGTTCGGGATGGAAGGTCGCGGGCGGGAGGAATAGGTAGTGCGGGAGGTAGACAATTTCAAAGCCGAGGAGGGTCTGCGCCATCTCGCGGCGCATCTCCCTATTGTCGATGAGCGATTGCGCCTGCTCGCGGCTCAGGAAGCCCTGCGGCGGCGAGTTGATAGTTGATGATTCCATAGTTCGCGAGTGCGTGGAGGATAAGAAGCTTATGCTCGGGGGCGAGCTCGTGGATGTGTTGTATTTCAACCGACCCGAGTTTTCGCTCGAAGATGCCGGCGTTCAGTTGCGCATCAAAGAGCCGATGCTCGGCCTCGATGATGGCGCGGCCTCCCGAAACGCGGGCGACCTCGGGAGCGTTCGGATCGAGGAGGACGCGCCACATCTGGGCGATGACCGACTCGGTGCGGTCTTGGATTTCGGCAAGGCGTTTCCCGACTTTTGCGTCATCGAAGCGATGAGCGCGTTCGCCATCAATCTTGCGGCGGAGTTTTTCGATGTAGACGCGGGCGAGGCTGAGCGGCGCGTTCGTATCTTTTGCAAGCGCCTCATGGATCGTCATCGTGCTCGCGTTCAGCTTCAAATCGAGCACTCCCTTGATGCGCTCGATGTAATACTGTTCGCGCTCTTTGCTGTAGGCGGGCATGGGCTAGTCCTCAGCGGGTTCCGCCGGCGCAAGAATGTCGCGTCGGATCGGCGGCGGATTTTTATACTCTGCCCTGATCGCTTCCGGATCGCCTTTGAAAAACGTGAGAACCTTCCGATGGATCTCGAGGAGGCGCGGGTTCTTGAGGAGCTCAGGATCTCCCTTGTAGAAAGCAAGAATGTTCTGGTGGGTTTTCACGACCTTGCGCTTTCTCATGTTCCGCTCGGCGCGGTGCGGGGCGGTGGCGAGCATCTGGAGGTGGATGATCTCGTTGTAGAGATCGAAGCCGAGGCGTTTCATAAGCGCGACAGTGTCGCCGAGGAAGTTCCGGTAGAAGCCGCGCTCATCTCTGATCTCTCCGAGTTCGAGGATGACGAAGCGGTTCGGGCGGAGGCGCGAAACCGCCTGCTCGAAAATCGAGGAGTAGTCGCCGAGGAACTCGGCGTAGGTTTGCTTCGCGCTGATGTCCCCTGCGCGCTCGCTGTAGATTTCAAGGTCGTAGTAGGGCGGGCTGGTGAAGATGAGGTCGTAGGTGGCGTCGGGCGGGAGGATGGCGTTTGCCTGCTTCGCGTCGGCGTGGTGGTAGGTTGCGGCGAGGCCGAGCTCGGCGAGTTTGCGCTCGTTCGTTTCGATCTGTTCTTTGCGGATTTCGATGCCGGTGTAGTCATGGCCGAGAGCTGCGGCCACGCCGCCGCGCGCGAGGCTGCCGGCGAAGGGGTCGAGGATGCGCCCGCGTTCCGGCATAAACCACGAGAACATCACCTCGCTCACGACCGGATCGAAAATGCTCACGCCGGCGTTCAGCCCCCGCATGAGGATGTTCGCGTCGCTGCCGGCGAGCTTGCCTTCGCGCGTCTCGGCAAGATCTCCGAGGAGGTCGATCCACTGCTGCTTGCGCTTCCGCCAGTAGCCCTGCTTGGAATCGAACACCGAGAAGGGCGGGATGAGGAACTTCTCCTGCAGAATGCCGGCGAGTTTGTTCCCCTGATAGCGCGCCTGAAAGAGAAGATTGACGATGGCGTTCACGTCGAAGCCGAGGGTCTTGGCGCGTTCGGCGTCGAGCGTATGGAGGTCAGTGATGAGGTCGGCGAGGCTTTTCTTGTCGAAGGGTTCCTGCGCGTTCAGGCGCAGGTTTGCGCGCTTCTCGTCCTCGATGTGGAGGTCGACGGTGACGACGGGCACGGTCTTGTCGCCGTTCGCGTAGGCGGCCTCAAGCCGGCGGTGGCCGCCGACAATGACATTCCGGCGGTCGCCGCAGCGTTCGCACTCGTGGGTATTCACCACGATCGGCTGGAGCCAGCCGTATTCGGAAAGCGATGCGCGGACGCTTGCGAGAACGTGCTCGGTTTTCTGCCTCGGGTTGTAGGGCGCGGGCTTGAGGGTTGCGATGTCGGATTCGGTGACCTGCATGGGTTTTTGGTTTATCAAACGTAACGCCGGACGAATTCGATGCGGGCGCGGAGCTCATCCATGCCGGTCGCGCCGGCGGCGATGCCTTCCTCAATCTTGACGCGGGCTTTGCGCGCGCCCTCGACGCGCTTCTCGACTGCGACGATCTTTTTCTCGACCTCCTTGAGCTCCATGCGGGCGGCGTAAGTCGTCTCGAGTCTGATGTTTGCCGCGTCGCGCTCGAGCTCCGCCTTTTCGCGCTCCACGTTTTCCTCGATGCCGTTGATCTCTTTGATGAGAGCTTCGGAGAGAGCGGTGTCGATCTCGACGTCGAAGAGGCGCGAGTAGAGTTTGGCGATGGTGCGGCGCTTGTGGAGTTTGCGCCTGATGAAATCAATCATGGTTTATATGCCGAAGGGCGAACGCGGCAATCTCGCCGGCGGGAGAAGGTTCGCGCCGATGACGTTGAGGCATTTGGAACAAACGATGATGCAGATGTTCCCGAGATTCCCTTCGAGGATGCGCCACGTCACGTTCTCGAGGGATTGCTTGCAGTGGGGGCAGATAAAAACGAGCTTGTCGGGATTTTGCGGCTGCCCGTCCTGCGATACATTCGCCTCGGTGGGATGGCGAAGGGTGACCGGCATGTCGGCTTGGGGGTTCGGTGGCGCAACTATGCTGATCGCCTCGGGTGGCTGCGGCGTCGCTTCGGCTGCTGGTTTTGCTTTGCGTCGGTCTTGTTTCATGGTTGAAGATTTATCGATACTTCCACTCGACCTTTGCCTTCGGGATGGTGCTCGGCTTCGAACGAGCCGTTGAGGTGCTTGTCGTTTTGAAATAGCGCGTCGGCGATGCTGCCGAAGATGTTCTCTGGGTCTCCGTGCGCTTCGTTCGCCCACCAGATTTTCAAGTCCATGCGGGCGCTCTGGTGCGGCTGGAGGTCGATCGGCTTCGGGTATGCTTTCCGCACCATTCCCGATCCGTGAATGATCACGTTGCGATCGCTCGCTTGGTTGAGTAGATGGTTTGCGAGTTCGATGCCGAAGATGTGCTGGACGTACTCCTTCCATGCGACGTACGCTTTGGCTTTGTCAGTCCAATGCTGCCGCCCCGTCATTTTCAGCTTCGGGACGGGGTTGCCGTCTCGGTCTGCGTGGTTGCCCGCGATGATGAATCTAATTTGCATGGCTAGTAGTTTCTGAATTTGATGCGGATGCCGTTGTCGAGAATGAGGACGACCCATCTGTTCTCTTGGTAGAAGTCAACGATGATCCTCGGCGCCGGCAGGCTTTCCTCGATTTCCTTGACCGTGTAGTAACGCATGGGATCAGATTTTGGCGGCGCGCTCCTCGCGTGCCACCTGCTCTTGGATCGCGGTGCGCACCTGCGGAGTGAAAGCCGGTCTGAACAGCAAGCTTTTGAGTTCCCGCAGCTTTTCGAGCATGTCTGTCGAGCTGTCGGTTTGGGTGGGTTTGCGGTAGGTATTGATGACTTCCCAGAAATGCTGGGAGTCGTTTTCCATGCGGTTCTGCAAGCCGTTCAAAATTCCAGCCGACAGGAAGGTGCTGATGCTGGGACTGAATTTTATGAAGCTGCGGTCGGAGAGGAAAAAATAGGCGAGTTTCTCTAGGTCTGTCAGGGCGAGGATATTGAGATTGAGGATGCGCTTGAGGTTCTTGGCGTCGGCTGGGGATATGCGGGGTTTGAAACCTCTGGTCGCCTTCACCGTCTCGTACCAGAATTCTATAAGGCGTCTGTGGTCGCTCTTGGCTGTAACGTTTGCAACGTTTGCTTCATCGGTTTTCGGCCTTTCATCGCTTTTTTCCAGTTTTCCCCCTGCGGGCGGCTCTGCCGTCCGCGAGAACGTTTTTGTAAGAACGGTTTCTTTTGTAGTGCGCACTTTTTGCGTACGCACTTTTTGCGGGGGTAGATTCAAAAAACGCCGTTTTTCCTTATTTCCCCCTACCCCCGCACTTTTTGCGGGGGTGTCAAAAAGGCTTATGGGCGGGTGGCGGAGGTTGAGGCGGTAGTAGATGCGGTAACCGACCATCCGCCGCTTTTCTGCGGTGTCGAGGGGGTTCCCCTGCTCGTCGTATGCCTCGACGATGCTGTGCGTCTCGATGAGGGTTTTTACGGCCTTTGAGATGGCTCTGTCGCCGCGCCCTGTCTTTTTGCGGAGCTGGTAGTGGTTGATCCAGTCCCTTTCCTTGCGCCGCCCCGTGGCCGCGTCCTCGATCCAGCCGAGGGTCTGGTCGGCAACGACAAGAAGCACGCGGAGCTCTACGTCGCGCAGGCGCGGCATCCAGATCCGGATGATGAGGTGCGGAATCTGGGTGGTGTTTGGTATGATCGTGTGTCCCTCCTCGGGTTGCATGGTTTAGAAAAGTGAGGCCATTGATTGCTGCTGCTCTTTAAGAATGATTTCCTTGGTGTGCCGGCAGATGCCGCGATAGAAAAACCCCTTGCAGGAGCACTGGATCTTTGTCCCGCGCTCACTGACCCTGTGGGTCTCTCCGCGCTCCGATCTCGATTCGAACTGGTAGAACGTCGGACTGATTGCGCTCGGCTTTACCGCCGGCGCGTCCTTTGCCCTCCACACGATGACCGTCCGGTGGGTGATGCGGCATTCCCGTCGGCCGGCCTCCTCAAGAATGCCGACACGCCGGAGTTCGAAGACGCGAGGGGTCACTCGGTTGATGCTCCATTCGAGTTCGGCGGCGATCTCGCTGTTGGTGAATTCGCCGCCGCGCTCAAAAACTTCGAGAATGCGAATCTGCCGCGCACCGAGCGTCGGCGCGACTTCGTTGAAATATGCGGCGAATGAAGTGTCTCTGATCATGCTGCTCCCCATCTCTGCCCGCTAGGATTTCTCCTACCTCAAGCTCTCGCGTTGAGGAATGCGACTTGCGGGCAGGGTCGAGAGCCGACTAACTTCAAGTTCCCTTTACCCCAAGGTCATCTTCGTCCTCGTCGCCTTCGTATTCTTCAGGCAAGGTTGCGGGTGCGTCGACTTCTCGCACGTCGATGTAGTTTTTTGCGCCCTGCTTTGTCATCTCTAGGATTCGTTCGTCGCCGACTTTTATGTCCGCGAGACGCTCCATGAGGTAGTTGGCCTCGTTGCCTTCCCTGTTGAGCACTGGCACGAACCAGTGATAGCGTGTGCCTTCGCACTCGACTTCAAAGCGCAGGAATTTTGTTGGTTTTCCTTCAAAATTCTTTTTAGTGATTCCTGTGGGTTCGCTCAGGAACTTTACGCGGTGCGCTCCCGTGCTTTTCACTCCGCCGCCTTTGACCTTGAGCCCGAGGCGCAACTTCGGCAGGACGCCCATCGCCGTCATGACTTCTTTTACTTTTTCCATACGCCTACTCGACTGTTACCTTTGCCCTCTTCTTCGGACGCGGTGGCTCGACTCCCCCCGCGCTTGATTCTTCTAATGGCAATGCTTCTGCTGCTCCCATCGGTTCTGCCTCCGCGATTGCTTCTGCGGGTTCTTCCTTCTTCGCTGCGGGTGAAAGCACAATCGGGAAGTCGCGCACCTTGATGTCCTGATCGCCTGCCTCGCGTTGCCAGATCTGCTTTGCGACAAGGAATAGCGGGAAGTTGTCCTCGATTTCCGTGAATTTCCAGCCCGCTTTGTTGCGCTCATAGCCGACTTGAAGGATCGCCGTCTTGAGTCCCGAAGGGTCTATGAGTTTGCCCTCCGTGCCGTTTGCGTTTCGCTCGTGTATCGGGTTTTCTCCGTTTTCGAGCGCGACGCGGTAGGCGCTCACCTGCATTTCATGCTCGCGCCAGATTTGCTTGCTTGTCTTGAAGTCGATGACATACGGCACGCCATCGATGCGGCAGATGAGGTCAACCCTTCCTGCGTAGCCGTGGATGTCAGAGAAGACAACCCGTTCGGTTGAGATTATTTCGGGCTTCGCCTCTGCGCGCCAATCGCAGAACGATTTGACGCAGAGAAGCTCCTCGAAGGTGAGCTCCTCCATTTGCCCCGTGCTTTTATTGAGCACTTTCGTGTCGACGCGGAACTCCTCGCCGTTGAGAATCATCTCGATGGCAAGGTGTACCTTTGAGCCTTTGTCACCTGCGGCTTGCTTGGCTGCTTGGGCTTCGTCCCAGCCCATTTCGGCGAGCCATTTGTAGAAGCCAATACCCTTTGGGTAGTAGCCCGCGATCCAAGTCACGGATGGCACGCCTTTGTAGATTGGCAGGTCGGTTTCGGGGTCGCGGCTTTGCTTCAGATACCATCGCTCATCGGCTACGGTGATCTGTAGAATGCCACGCTTTTGATCGACCTCTTTGATAATTTTTTGCATGTGGATTTCTTTGCTTGACTGCCCGAAGGTCGCTTGAGATGATGGTGGTAGGTTCTAAGGACTCCCTTCGGGGAGTTCTTTTAATTTGCCTCGGCGGGAATTTTGCCTGCCACGAGGTCGACGTCCTCGTCGGCGGGAACGGATATTCTGATGTGCTTCGGATCGCCGCGCCGCATATAGGCGGGGACGTCCCACTTGCACTCGGGGCAGAACCTGCGGATCCGCTCGTGGCCGCAGTAGTCCCACCCGTGGTGCCTGATGATCTTCTGGTGTGTTTCGCTGTCCATAGATTTATGAGGTTAGATGGCCGATCTTTGGCGTCGGCTTGCCCGACCTTTATGGAGCTTTTTGGCTCCGATCTGAGCGGGTTCCCCCGCCGCCCAGATCGCAAACGAAAAGCCCGACCATTTCTGGTCGGGCAATTCTCTTTTTTGGCTTGTTTCCTAACGCGGCGCGGCTATAAGCCTACCCCTGCGGCATGTGGCATTTCTTATATTTCTTGGATGTACCGCGGGAGGAGCTTCTCCGTCGGTTGCAAGAACGCAATAAACAATTGCCTCCCAATACATTCCATATTATAGAATCTGATCTTAATAAGTGGATTAGCCAGTTTGAGAGGCCAACACCCGATGAGTTAGAGTAGAAATGGTCCAAGACGACCCTGACCGAGACCCCCGCCTCTGTATAAACTTGCCTGCCGGCAGGCAGGGCTACGGACGGATCCAGCTGAGCTGGACGGGCAGGCCTCGCGAAGAAGAGATTCAACATGAAACTGCAATCTTTGAATCCTCATAATCAATCCATTGTTGGTGAGCTGGAAATTTTTCGAGCCGAGGATGTTCGTAATGCAGTGGAGAAAGTAAGAAGCGCCTTTCAACAATGGCGATCTATTTCATCGTGCGTTTTGTAAAGGAAGGATAATGCCCGTGGCCTCACGTGCCTGTTGAGGGCTCATGTTGCTTCGCGAGAATTTACAGATTATGTCGATATTCAAGTCTTGGCGAGGAATTCTATTTGTTGCTACAGCCTTCGTCGCTCTTCAGGCGATTGTGCTTGGTTTCTTCGGCCAGCCCATTATTTGCACGTGCAATTATGTGAAGCTGTG